GTCCGAGGTCTCGGTGTCGCTCAACTTGAGGCGGCGCTCGGTGGCCGCCCCGCCGAAGTTGCACTTCTGGATCAGGCGCGACCACTCCTTCTCCAAGATGGCCGCCACACCGCGGCCGGCGCCGGTCGTGTCCATGATGAAGTTCTCCGGCTCGATCCCGCGGTCCTTGCACACGCGCATGACTTCGTGGGCGATGAGGTAGTCGAGGGGGTCCGACGTTTCGGTGACCGCGACCTTGATGTTCACGACCTCGGACACGTTCATCGCCCACTTTGACCCTGCGGCGAAGCCATACTCCCCGAGGGCCAGCGAGCACTGGTCTCCGCCTTCGAACGCCGGGTCGAGAGCGGCGACTTTGACCGGCGGGAGGTTGTACTCGAACTTCTTTTCCCCGCGGTTCAGCACGTTGCCGGGGTAGATGACGCCGAACAGGCCCTCCGGGGCGAACCACCCGCGGACGAAGGTCCACCAGCGAGGGGATCCGACGCCGAACGCCTTCGCGACGCTGTCGAGATAGTCCTGCCGGATGAGGAACGGGAACAGGGTCTTCCCCGCCTTGATGTTGGCCGACTTCATTCCGTCGAGGCGGATGCAGATTCCGCCCTTCTTCGTCTCCCAGTATTGGTCGACCTCCGGGTCGATGCTCGACCACCCATCCTCGGGCTCGCACCATGTGCCGAACGTGCTGTATCGACGCGTCGGATTCGCCAGCATGGCGATGCGAAAATCCGGGTCGGTCATCAGGTTCGACGTAGCCTCAAAGATGGCCGGAGGGGTGCCCTGCGCCTCGTCGATGACCACATACCGGCGGCGGCGCGAGTGCGTGCCCTGAATCTTTTCGACCGCGTCCTGACCGCGGTCTGTGGCAATGCCTTCGATGACATATTTCTCCTCTTTTGAACCCATCGGCCGGATCGTCATGTCGTGCGTGCGGATGTCGAAGATGTGCCCGCCGAGCACGCCTCCGCCGAGTTCCGCCGACTTGAGTGCCGACACCGTGTCCGACCAGAGACGCTTGCGCAGGCCCGTCAAGTGGGTCGAGGTGAGCGTGATGATCGAGTTGAGCGAGTCGGCGATGTAGCTCGCCGCCGCGATGTGGCCGAACGTGTGGGTCTTCGCCGCGGACGCGTGGCCGATGACCGCGATGATCTTGTATTTGCACCACGCCCACGTCAGCAACTCGATGTCGTCACGCCAGCGGGGGACTCCGGGCTCGACCTCGCCGGCATAGATCGCCGGCCAGAGCAGCATCATCGCGTTCCGGAGGTGGGCGTGCTTGCCCAGCCCTCCGGCCTCGACGGGGTGGTCGTTGGCGTAGCACCAGAGTTCGATCTGGGCCTCCGTCAGCTCGTCTGAGAAGATGCGTCCGTAGCGGAGCACTGAGGGTTTGGATTCCTCGGCTGGAAGCGATGCGAGGATCTTGTCGATGGTCTGGACGGCTCCGCCGGTTGCGGCGAGGTTGCTCGTGAGGCGGGCGATCTCGGCCTTGAGGCTTTCGACGCCCTTCTGGTATTCGTCGCGGAGGCCGACGAGCGCCTTTCGGGAGTTGAGCGGTTCGACTGGGGGGACTGTTGGTTGGGACATAAATTATGAGATGAGTCCGTGGGTCTGAATCCGGTCTCGGAGGTCATTCTGCTTCGCGGCATTTCCGTTGAAGGCTCCGCCGAGTGCGTTCAGGTAGCTGATGAGAGCGGAGAGGGAGATGGTGTCGGAGCCTGCGAAGGTCCCTAGGGAGAGGATCGTCGAGACCGTCGTCGTGTCCGCGGAGGTCACCGCCGCCCCGCGGGCGCCGACGACTTGCGTGCCCCCGCGTGAGAAAAAAGTAGCGGCGTTGACGGGGCCTTGCGAGGTAATGCTCGACTGTCCTGTGATGAGCGTCCCCGTAACCGCGCCCCCGGAGTAAGATGTTCCGGAGATCGCGCTGGCCGAAAAATCGCCCACCACGCTGGCCCCCGTAGGGCCGACCCCGAACCGTATCGTGCCGGTGTTGTCATAGATGCGGACAATGCCAGACGCGTTGGAGCTGGGGGCGATGTGGACGGACCCGCTGTAGTCCGTCCCCGACACGAATCCGTAGTTGTCCCCGTAGCAGTCGATCTGCCCGCCACGGGTGGCCCCAGACGCGCCGCCGCCGTTCATGCGGACAAGGGATGTGTCGGAGCCGTCCGCGGTGTTCGAGCAGACCGTTGCGGTGCCGTTCAGCTTCAGCACCCCGCCGACGATTGTCGGTGACGTGATCGAGATGTTGGCCGCCAGCGTGTCGACGATGACGTTCGTCAGGGTGACGGTGTTCGTGCCCGTGTTGACCGTGAACGGGACGACGTTGGACGCCCCGTTGTATACCTTGAAGACGCTCCCGGTGAATGCGATCTCGCTGACGTCCGACCCGCCGCCTGACGTGGACGAAATGTTCATCCCCGTTACGACATTCCCGGCAGCGACTTTGAGACTGTATTTTCCAGAGAGAAACCCGTCGCGCGTCACGCTGGCCGACGCGTTGGTGGTGACGGTCGACGAAAGTGATCCGACAGACGCGGAGACAGTTGAGATGGACGACGCGTTAGCCGCGTCTGCCGAGGACCGGGCAGTCGATTCGACCAGCACTTTTGCCGTGGCATCAGCGGACGCGGCAGTGATCGCCTCGTCACGCCGGGCCTCGGCGTAGGTCTTGGTCGCATACGCCGTCAGCGTGGTCACCACCGTCGCGGCGTTGCCCTCGATCTTGGCCGTCAGGCGCTGGTCGATCTCGGCCAGCGCATACTCGGACGTGGCGATGACCCGGCGGATCTCCACGATGGACGCGGAGGCGTTGCCCTCTCCGTCCTCGATCTTGGCCTCCAGCTTGTCGATCCGCTCCGCCATCGCGAAACCGGGGGACGTGACGACCTTCTCGATGGTCGAAATCAGGGCGGACGCGTCAACCGTGACGCCCCGGATCTGCGCCGAGGTCCGGGCCGACAGTTCCTTGACGTCCGTCTTGAGGTCCTTCAGGGCGTCGGCGAGCGCAGCAAGCTCCGCCTCGCGCAGGAGGCGCTCTTGCCGCAGCCGGCCGAGCAGGACTTCGGGAGGGATATCTGACACCCCCGACGTGTATCACGGCCGGGGAGACAGGACAACGGGGTGCCGGGACTACTCTCGAGTGGCGGCGAGGGCCTTGCGGGCTTTCGAGAATCCGGAGTGCATGACGGGGGAGACGAACGTGTTGACAAGATTAGCCGCGCCTTGGAACGCCGGGTTGAACGCGGCGACGAGCTGGAGGCCTTGGCCGAGGAAGTAGAGGCCGACGAGGATGCCGGCCACCCAGCACAGCTTCAGGAACTTGTCGGCGATGGCTTCCTTCTCGGCGGCGTAGGTGGCGACCCGCTTGTTCGCGGCATCGAGGGCCACGTCCTTCGCGTCGAGGTCCGCCGAGAGCTTGGAAATCTGGGAGAGCCTCTTGGAGTTCTCGGTGTCTGCGATGGCGCGGACCTTGTCGTCGAGCGACGTCTGGCGGGAGATGAGGTCACGCCAGCCGGCCTCGGAGCTGACGGTGGGCGCACCGAAAATCTGGACGGCGAGGGTCCGGGCCGTGGCGACGTGTTGCCGGGCGACCGGGATCCCCCGGGGGTTGCCGGAGGCGGCCTCGTCGAGGGCGGCCGAGGTCTTCACAATCTCCTCGGTCAGGACGTCGCCGGCCTTCGCGTGGGCCAGATCGACGCGGGCCTCGGCGGTCGCGACCCGGGAGACGGGCGTCCCGAAGGGGTGCCACGGGATATACTGGCACCCGGAGAGGGTCAGGAGGGCCAACGCGGCCAGAATGCGGGCCTTCATCGGGCGGGAGGGGTCCAGACATACACCCGACCGACGGTGCCCTTGTAATTGGCCGGGGTGACCCGCTCCCACGTCTCCGACCGCTCGTTGTGCAGCCCCGACATGATCCAGCCGAGCCTATCCTTGAGTGCGGCCTGATGGAGCACATGGTGCGGGGTCCAGCCGGCGGTGTAGAGGACGAGCGCCCCGACCGTGAGTGACTCGTAGTTCGCGGCGGGGTCGAGGACGGCGTAGGCGACGACGGTGTC